GCCAATATGCCATGCTCGCGCAAGACCTCCGCAACGTGCTGCGCATGCTTCACGCCGGTGCAAAAGAACAGCCATGCCTTGCGATCACCGGCCAAGGCCAGCACTTCGCGCACCACCGCCTGATTCTGGTCGTCCGTGTCGACGGCAGCCTGCAATTCAGACTCGATAAACTCGCCGCCACGTTTCTTCACGCCAGTCACATCCAGCTTGGCCCGAGTCAGCTTGCTCCGCAGCGTCGAAAGATAGCCCTTAAACACCAGCTCTTCAATGCTCACCGGCTCAATCAGAGCGCCAAATAGGGCAGGCTTGTCCGTAATTAGTCCATGCCCCAGACGGTAAGGTGTGGCCGTCAAACCAACCACCCGCACCGCCGAGTTAATCGCTTTCAAGTCGCCAAGCAACTTGCGGTAGCCGCCCTCGTCCTTGTGGTTGACCAAGTGGCATTCGTCGATGATGACCAGATCAACGTGGCCCAGCTCGCTTGACTTGGTGCGCACCGACTGGATGCCAGCAAAGGTGATCGGCTCGCCCAAGTCCCGGCGTCCCATGCTGGCACTGTAAATGCCCAAAGGCGCGCCAGCCCAATGCTGGCGCATCTTCTGCGCGTTCTGCTCGATCAGCTCCTTGACGTGAGTCAGCATAAGCACCCGAGTCTCAGGCCAGTTCTGCAAGGCATCCTTGCACAGCGCGGCCACAATGTGACTCTTGCCCGAGCCAGTAGGAAGCACTAGGCATGGGTTGCCTTGGTTACCAGCCTCAAACCATGCGTAGAGTTGGTCGATGGCTCTTTGTTGATATTCACGGAGCATCAGCCAACCACCCGAGCAAACCAAGTCTTGCGCATATCAGCAATCAGCGGATCGCCACTGGTGCAGGCGGCGGCATTGGCCAACAACTCGGCACTGCTCCACACGCCTTCTTGTGTTGGGTCGCCGTTCGCCACGGTTACGCCATCAATCTCATAGACAGCCGTAAACTCGTTTGGCCCGTCCTTGCGTTGCCAAGGCACAAGGTCAGGATGCAGCACATGGCCATCGCAGCCCGTGCGCTGCGACTCCAGCGGGATTACATCGTCCCACTTCGCGCAGTGCCATGTGCTGTCAGACAATGGCGTCACATGGGCGCAGGTGCGGCAGTTAACGTGCTTGGTGGTCTTGGACTCATGGCAAAACTCGTGCGCATCGCAGAACTTGCACTGATACCAGCTTGTATCCGAGCTAATCGGCTCGGGCATCCGGTCAGTCATGGCGATGCGCTGGCCTCGGGCAATGGCCTTGCCTGCCACATCCTTGTCAAACTTCACGCGCTCGGTATGGATGCGGTCATCATCCTTGCAGACCGCCAGATACAAGGCCCGGTCAATCTGAGTGCCAGCCATGTAAACCTGCATCTGCACAAAGTGCTCAGGCTTGGACTTCTCCACACCCTGCTTGGCTAGATCATCAAATGCTTTTTTTGATGCCGTCTTGAACTCGGCAATGTGCTTGGTCTTTGGCGCCTCCGGTACGCCACTATCAATGATGGCGTCCAACGATCCAGAAACGTGGCTGCCAAAGTTAACCCGGTGCTGGTTTGAGACTTTCCGCACATCCATGCCGATAGCCCGAAGATCGCTGATGATGTTTGCCTCTTCTTCGTGGCCCCTGCGGAACAAACGCAGGATGCGGCCCGGAAAGGTAGGCTGCACAGCCCAGCGGAACGACAACCACAACCACCGATCACACACATGGCCAAGCGTGCTGGCGCCAAGGTGAGGCCGAGGGACTTCAGATTGTTCCTCATGGTGCTTGTCAATCAACAATTGAATGTCGTTTGTTTTTTCAGGTATGGCGGTCATGCGACGTGGCTCCATGTGTAATATTGCAAAACTTTTTCAATCGTTCGGACGTGAACCCCAAACGATTTAGAAAGCGCATCGTTGCTTAGGTTGTCTCGGATATGCTGGCGCAGGCTTTCGCGCTGGCGTGCAGCACTTCGGATGGCGACAACATCCAACTCCATCAGCTTTGAATGGGGCAAATCTTGGCCATGTGGCGCAAATTCTTTTGACCGGCTTAGGTACTCGCCGCGCTCTAATGTTTTGTTATTTCGGCTTTGTTTCATTTGTAAATCCAGTTAAAAAATCTACGAACGTAATATCCGCGAACAATGCTTATGACGGTAAACCACGCTCCAATTAAAAGGTTTTCAGACAATGAAACATGTAGTCCAAAAATAGGAAATATGACAAATTGAGACAGTAATGCAACGACGTAGCCAATGGCTACACCCGTCAGCGTCTCACCCATAGATTGCCGCCGGGTTTGCATCAAAACAGCCCCTTTTGATCTTGTTTTGCATCGTCAATATTTTGGCAAGCAAGCTCAAAGTATTGTGGTTTCAGCTCAGTACCAACAAAGCGACGACCCATCTTGATAGCGGAATAACCCTCAGAGCCAATGCCGGTAAACGGGCTAAAAATTAAGTCGCCTTTGTTTGTCCAAAGATGAATGCAGCGCTCGATCACATCGAGCTGTAGCGGGCACATATGCTTGGTGTCGTTCTCGTCGCGTGCTGGCAGCTTGTTAAGCGTTCGGCTTTGGTTGATGTCATCCCAGATGGGGCTTGCATACTTTTGCCACAACGCCACCGGCAGATCATTATTGCCATCGTGCTTTACGCGCTCCTCGCAATCGCCAGGCTTTCTCATCGTCACAACGTAGTCAGGCAGCCCCATACGGCTCATGGTGCTGTTTTCCCGAATAGTCTTATGCAATAGGCCAAGTGCCTTTGTACGCTGCATGGCAACGACTGGGTCTTTCCAAATGCACACTTCGGAATGATAGATAAAGCCTACGTCCTGAAACGCTCGGATCAAGTCACCCCGAAAGTCACGAAAAACAATAAACCCTTGGCGCATCTTTGTTGTTGGCAAATTCATGCAGTGAAACGAAACATTGCGGCCCGGCTTGATAACCCGAAACAACTCAGAAATTAGATAGCGAAGTTGTGCAACAAACTCAGCATCATTCTTGCAATTGCCCATGTCGTGATCGCTGTTTGAATAGACAAACAAATCAGCAAAAGGCGGGCTAAAAACAGAGTAGTCAATGCTGTTATCTTCCATGCGTCGCGCCCATTTCACACAGTCGCCAAGGTAAACCGTATAGCCTTCGCCCTCGTGTGTTGCCTCTTGGTATTCCTCGACAATGTTGCTAGTACCGGCCAGCTCTTGATTCATAATATCTTTCATGTGGTCAATCATGTTTGCGCTCATTTCGTGGTGTTGAACTTCTTTTCGTTTCAAGTTGGCCAAAATTTGGCCTTCGTTTTCAGCCGTAAACATATGCACGACAACTTGCCGCTTTTGTCCAAAGCGATAGCACCGACGCACTGCTTGATAAAACTTTTCAAATGAATCATCAAGGCCAACAAATGCCATGCGTGCGCAGTGTTGCCAGTTCATGCCAAAACCGCATATCTTTGGTTTAGAAATAAGAACCCGCAACTTGCCATGCGTAAAGTCAAGCATCCGAGCAGCTTTTGTTTCTGGCTTGTCACTACCCTGCACATTGACAGCGCCATCAATTAACGATGCAAGAAGCTCTGCCTCGTCGTTCAAATGACACCAGATTAACCAAGGCTCTGACGGGTCAGCATTGACCACATCGGCCAATGCGCGGCATCGTTGTTCAATGCTTCCGCGCTGCGCTTGGCGGCGCTCTAGCATCGTCTGCGCTGGCTTTGCAAACAGATCGCCGCCTTGCTCGGATTCAACAACGTGCTCAATGTATTGAGGCTCCGGCAAAATGTACTTTGAACCATCAAAGCCAAGATCGGACGGATTGCGAAGCACTACAGACCAAGACCCCATCCATTCCCAAAACCTAGACTGTCCCCAACCTTTTAAAATCCAAGTCCCCGTGTCTCCGCTATCGTTCTTAAAGTAAGTAGCCAGCATCTCAGTCCGGGTCATTACGCCCAAAAATTCGCACTGGTTGCCAAGCTCATCAAAGTCGTTGGGGCTTGGTGTTGCCGTGCAGCTCAAACGATACGGAACGCCTTGAGCCGATGTAATAATCTTGGCGCGTGTTTTTCCGTCGTGGGCTTTCAAAATGCTTGACTCATCAAGCACCAGTCCATGCAATTCATCAAATTGAATCGGTTCAATACGCTCGTAATTTGTAATCCAAACGCCAGGACTGTCAGGCGTACCGCCATGAGCTACACGCTTAACCTCAATGCCAAACGTCTGGCCTTGCTCAATAGTCTGCTCAGACACGGCCAAAGGCGCAAGAATAAGCACCATGCCGCCGGTATGCGTGGCAACCTCATCAGCCCATGCAAGCTGCATTAAAGTCTTGCCCAGTCCGGTATCTGCAAAAATAGCAGCACGACCACGGCGCACGGCCCATGAAACAATGGCGTGCTGAAAGTCAAACAGATGCTCGTTAAGATCGCCGGGTTTATGGCCTGTTGCCAGCTCTGCTCGACGTTTGTTGTTTACAAATAATTCATAGTCCATAATC